CTGTTTTAAATTCCCCCAAAAACGGTTCAAGAAGCCACGAAAATGACTGAGAAGGTCTTAATAGGTCACCAGAAGCCCCAAGAAGGCTTAGAAGGGCTTGAAACGGTTTTGGGTAGGGACGTAGATCGTGAAAACGCCCTATTCGGCGTTCAAACGCCCAGAATCTCCACGCCACTGAACGATTTACCTTCACGCGGGCATGAATTGGTCGATTTAGCGTCAAGCCTGAAGATCGATTTACTTGAATGGCAGAAATTCGCGCTTATTCACAGTCACAAAGTCAAGCCCGACGGTCGCTGGGCGTCACCCGTTAATTGCATTGTGGTAGCACGGCAAAACGGAAAATCGTTTTTGCAGCTGATTCGAATTTTGGGCGGTCTTTTCCTATGGGACGAAAAGTTGCAGATAGGTTCGGCGCACAGACTTTCGACGTCACTGGAACAATTCCGTTCAATGGTTCAAATGATCGAAGGCAATGACAACCTTGCCAAGCAAGTCAAAAAAATACGCTGGCAACACGGTGGCGAGGAAATCGAGACAATGACGGGCAATCGGTTCATTGTGCGTGCGGGCGGTTCGGCTGCCCGTGGTGTTTCCAGACCGTCAACCATTCACTTGGACGAATTGCGCGAAATGACCGACATTGAATCGTTTGCTTCATTGCGATACACCTTAATGGCAGCGACCAATCCAATGGTCATGGCGTACACAAACGCGGGCGATTCAAGTTCGGTCGTGCTGAACGCGTTTCGTGATAGGGCGTTGGCGAGCATTGGTGGGGTTGAGGACGAAATCGGTTATTTCGAATGGTCTGCACCGACTGATGAAATTAGCGTTGAAAACGCACGGCACGCAAACCCTTCAATGGGCACATTGATTCACGCCGACAACATCAAAAGCGTTTTGAACGACCCGCCTGACGTCGTCATGACTGAAGTCTTGTGCCGCTGGGTTGTTGCGATCAATAGCGCGGTCGATTCTGCCAGTTGGGGCAATTGTCTTGACAAGGCAGCTGATCTTGACCCAGACAAACTGACATGGTTGGCAATTGATCTTTCACCAGACAGACGCCATGCAAGTTTGGTTGGCGCGCAAAAACTTGGGGACGAACAGTTTGTTGTTAAATTACTTCACACATGGACAAACGAATTGCAATTGGACGACAAAGCAATTGCCAACGAATTGGCAGACTATGCCCGCAAGTATCCGACCGAATACGTCCTTTATTCACGCAAAACCAGTGGCGCGGTTGCAGCCCGACTTGCACCCGCTGGAATTCCCGTTTTCGACATGGACAACGCCTATCCGCAAGCATGTGACGAAATGTTGTCGGCAATCAATAGCGGTCGCCTGAAACATAGGGGACAAAGTCAATTGAGTGAGGAAGTTCTAGCGGCGGTGCAATTGCGTCGTGGTGACGGCGGTTGGGTCATTGGTCGGCGGGCTTCACAGTCGGTTGTCTGCGGTGCAGTCGCGGTTGCACTGGTGACACATTTTGCGACACGCCCAGACAATGATCTTGACATCATGGTTGGTTGATCGTATAACCCTGACACAATTTGGGCATGGGATTTCGTGATCTATTTACGCCGAAAGTTGAGGCTGCCGTTCCAGCCGAAACTTTAAACGTCGACGCAGCTGCAATTGCGCCTTATTACACCGAAGTTGGAAATTTATTCTTATTCGGTGGAATCGTTACGGCTTCACGCGCCGAGGCAATGAGTGTTCCAACCGTTGCGCGTGCGCTTGGAATTATTCAAACAATTGCGTCATTGCCAATGCACACACGAAACGAGGCAACAGGCGAAAAGGTAACGCAACCGCGTGTTATCAATCAACCTGACCCACGAATTCCGGGGTCAACATTTTGGGCTTGGATTATTTCGGATTTGTTTTTCTTTCCTTCAGCGTATGCGTACGTTATGGACAGATACGCAGACACAGGAAAAATTCGCGCAATGGAACGCATTGCACCTGAACGCGTAACAATTACGACAAACGGCATGGGTTATGAAATTGCAACGTATTCAATTGACGGTGCGTTTGTTGACCCAGCCAACCTTGTTGTCTTTCAAGGTTTCCAAGAAGGTTTGCTAAGTCGCGCAGGTCGTACGATTCGCGCAGCCGCAGCGTTGGAACGCGCTGCAATGAATTTTGCAGTCGAGCCAATTCCACAAATGGTTTTGAAATCAAACGGAACATCATTGCCAGCCGATCGCGTTTCAAAGTTATTGACCGCTTGGAAATCTGCGAGAGCGTCGCGTTCAACGGCATTTTTAAATGCGGACGTCACGTTGGAAACGCTGGGGTATGACCCAAAGAATTTACAATTGAACGAAGCGCGCAATTATGTTGCACTTGAATTATCGCGCGCCGCTGGACTTCCAGCGTATTTTACAGACGCGCAACAATCGACATTTACTTATTCAAACGCGTTAGACAAGCGTCGCGACCTTGTAGATTTTGCGTTTAGAAATTACATGTCAATAATTGAGGAACGCCTTTCGTTTGCTGATTTCACACCAGCAGGAAACAAAGTGCGTTTTGACCTTGACGACTTCTTGCGTGGCAATCCTTACGAGCGCGCGCAAGTTTATGAAATCTTAAATCGAATCGGCGCAATGTCGATCGACGAAATACGCGAGGAAGAAGATCTACTGCTATGAAAAAAGTAATCACACCAATGACAATCACCGCAGCTGATTCAAACAGTCGCACAATCACAGGTCGCATTGTTACATTCGAGGAAACTGGCAACGCTTCAATTGGCAAGGTTCAATTTGCAGCGGGTTCAATTGAACCAACGGCGGTTTTGCTTAATCTTGAACATGATCGCACACGTCGCATTGGCAAAACACTTTTAATTGAATCGAGTGCCGAAGGTATCGACGCAACATTCAAAATTGCAAACACCACTGCGGGAACTGACGCATTGGTTGAAGCGCAAGAGGGTTTGCGCGACGGATTTAGCGTAGAAGTCTCATTTGACGAATACGAGACACTTAAAGACGGAACAGTCAGAATTCTTGCGGGTGAATTGACTGGTGTTGCATTAACCAGTGAACCTGCAATCCGATCAGCCCGCGTCGAATCAGTCGCCGCAACAACCGCTGACGAAAACGAAGTTTCAGATTCGACAATCGAACCTGAAGTCACACCAACAACAGAAGGAGACGAAGTGGACAACACCGTCACAAACGCGGAAACCGTCGAGACGGTAGAAGCCGCACAGTCAGTGACCGCACAATCAAACGCCGTGGGTGGTTGGAAAGCAACACCACGCATTGAAATCACTGCTGCAAAGTACCTAGAAAACAAGGTTCTTGCTGCAACAGGCGACGAATCAGCGCGTCAATACGTTTTGGCAGCTGACAACACAACAGACAACGCTGGACTTGTTCCAACACGTCAGTTGACTGAAGTCATCAACGGACTATCAACGACAATCCGCCCAAGCATTGACGCAATCTCTCGCGGTGCATTGCCTGACGCTGGAATGACTTTTGAAATTCCAAAGATTACACAAGCACCAACGGTTGCAGTTACGGCTGAGGATGCGGCGTTCTCTGATACCGATCAAAATTCTGCGTTCCTATCAGTGGACGTCAAGAAATTCGCGGGGCAACAAAAATTTAGTGTTGAGTTGCTGACTAGAACTTCGCCTCTCTTTTATGACGAGTTACTTCGTAACATGGTCGCGGCTATGGCTAAGGCGCAGAACTCATACGTCAACGGCATTTTAATTTCAAACGCGTCACTTGACGCAACAACAGTGGCAACATACCCAACGGCTGCTGAACTACTTGGAATCGTCGCACGCGGTGCAGCAAGTGTTTATGGCGCAACCGCAGGTCTTGCCAATCCATTCGCTCGTAACATCATCATGAGCACTGGACAATGGTCAAACGCGATGACACTTAACGACGCTGGGCGTCCAATTTACGGACAGGTTACAAACCCAAGCAACCAAGCGGGATCGGCTACACCTACTTCGCTTACTGGAAACATCGCGGGCTTGAACCTATACGTTGACCCAACAAACGGTGGCGACGGCGACGGAACAATCTTGGTTGTTAACCCAGACGCCTACACATGGTACGAGGGAACTTCATACCAGTTGCGCGCAGAATCAACCGCTGACGGTTCAATCACAGTGGGTGTTTATTCATTCGGTGCAGTTGCGACAAAGATCGCAGCGGGCGCGTTTAAGAATAACAAGGCGTAACAAAAACAAACTAATCATGCGCTACGGTCACTCCCGAACGTAGCGCAGCAGTCGAGAGGAACGGAAATGCCAAGTATTGTGTCAACGGCGCAATTGCGCAGCGTGCTTGGCGTTTCCGTTTCACTTTATCCAGACAGTTATTTAGACGAAATTATCAACACCGCTGAAGCGGTCATTTTGCCCATGCTGGTTGCAAACACTTCAGCAATTAACGCTTACAAACTAGAATCTAACGTCGCGACGTATTACACGCAACGAGCACATCATTTTGTTGCTGGTCAATCAGTGGTCGTTACTGGATTACCCGCACCATTTTCAGCAACCGTCACAGTCGTTGACATTAAAGAATTTCATTTCACCGCAGCAATTACCAGCGCGGACGTTACATTGCGTGACATTATTCCAACAGGCACGGCAACACTTTCGGGCTATTCCGCAGCTGAAATCTATGCCAACAGTGCGCCAATTGAATCAGCCGTGCTTGCAGTCAGCGTTGAAGTTTTTCAATCACGCGTCGCAGCG